AAGGCTTTCTATTTGAAGTAGACGTTGAAAGAACTACTAGGATTAAAAACTTTTTAACACAAATCGTTTATTTAAATCAAAGTAACTTTGAACTATCTAATCCTAAGCCTTTTATTTTAGGAGAAACCCTATGGTCTAAATATATTAATATTAAGATCCCAAGTTTAGTTGGACAGAATTCAGAATTCGAAGACAGATTTTATGGCGATGGTAGCATAGGCTCTAGTGACTTAAATCCATTTTCTAATTACGGAATTTCATTTAAACTTTTAGATAGATTAGAAACTAAAGGTGGTTACGATTATGTTTATACTGGAGAAGAGAATAAATTTAGCGTTGCTAGAGAAGATGAGTATGTAGACTTTACTGTTAATGTAGAAGATGCTGACGATGGAGATTACTTTAAGATTTACGGTGAAAAAGATAATTCTATAGCAGGCTTTGAAGGTCATATATTAAATAGAATTCAAACTTCATCTGATGATATAGTTGTAATATTTGATGTAGATGTATTTGAACAAGTAGGTACTTCGTTTATTAAGACTACTCAAAACACATTTACACAATATGAAGACTTTAGTACGCCAGTTACTTTTAGACCTGTTATTCAAAATGCAGGAGTCGCTGTAAACTTTTCAATTGATGTAACCATGAGAATTTACAATCAAACAGATAATACTCAGATTACAAAGAAGGCTTCATTGACGGTAAATCAAGCTGCTAAATACGGTAAAAAATTACAGGCGCTTAAAATTGATAATCCAAATATTTTAACTGAGGTATACAATGTACTTCCTAGTTTAACTTCTAATAAAGTTATATCTGGGTTTATTACAGATAACCTGCCTAGAACTATTAAATATGTTCCTGCATTTGTTGAAAGATATAATGTTGTTGCATCATCTGCTAAAGTAGAACTTGTAGGTGCTGGTAATAATGATATGATTAAAGATGTTGAAGAATTAGATACTAGTGAATTTGTAAATGAGGGTGATTTAACTATTACTATTCCACCATTTGCTACATATATTAAATTTGTAATTAGCAAAAAGAAAGGTGATGATTTCGAATTAATATCTTTTGAGAACGCCGAATTAGTTATCTTATCATTTAGTGATGGTAAGACTAAATTAAAATTTAACCACGTGTATAATAAAGATGTGGATATGTCACAGGGAGAAGTATTATTTAAGATTAACGAGCAAAATGCAAACTCTATTAGAGGTATGAAATCCGATACATTTTATATTAGTATTGATAATGGTACTGACGAGACTATGGTAACAAAAGGTAAATTCATAAGCAACTAATGATATTAAATAGCAGAAATAATTCATACGATTTTAGGTTCCCTAGAAATTTTATACCACAAGAAGTTGCAGACAAATATAAAGCTTACTTAAATAAAACTCCAGGTAATCTGTTAGCAGAACCAGTTGATTTAATTAACTACTCTATTCAAGGACTTAATATCCCAGGCTTATCTTTTGATCCAATTACTCAAGCGGATAACGATGGAACTACAAGATACCATAGAGGTGCAGTGCCAATTCAAAATACAATTTCTAGAGAATTCACAGTAACTATGCAGTTATTAGATGGCTTCATTAATTATTGGATTATGCAAGATACTCTTTTATACTACTATGCTAGATCTACTAAAGAGCCTTATATAGAACCAATGACTCTAAGAATTTTAGATGCAGAAGGAAGTTCAGTAGCCTATATGGAATTTAATAAAATAATAATGAACTCTATAAATGAGTTAAACTTAAATATGGCAGAGAATGTTGCTGACTTCAATACGTTTGAATGTACGTTCTTTTACAATAAGCTAGATTTAAGATTAGAAATAGATTGATATATAAATCATGAGAGATACTAAAACATTTAACGAGTACTTAGTTGAAACCCAACTAACAGATACTGACATGCAACTTTTACAAGAAGGCTTACAGTCAGAATGGACTGAAGAATTAGAAGAAAAAGTGGACCATGCTTTGGAACAATTTGTACAACAATACCATAACGAAGAAACTGGCGCATTTGATTTAGATAGATTAGAAGAAGATCTAGTAGAAGAAGGACTTTTAGGTTCTATCATCGGTGGTTTAACCGGTTTTGCTCTAGGTAAAGGTGTTGGTAAAATGATTGCCAGAGTTCTTGGTATTCAGAAAGGTATCTTTTACGATTTATTAACCTCCAGATTAGTCGGTGCTGCTTTAGGTGCTGCAATGGGTAAACGTTTCTAAATTGAATCTAGTTACAGTTGACTTCTCGCTTAATTCCCCTGGTATTTGTGTCTGGCAATCTGACACGAATGAATATCACTTTATCTCATATATTAAAGCAGGTTCAGGTACAAAAGCCGAACAGCGAAGACAAGAAGAAATAAGTACTTTTTCTGATGTGACTCTAGTCCATCAACCCGATTGGAAATCTTCAGTTGGAGATTACTCTAAGAACGAGTTCGCAAAAATCAAGAGATACATTAAGACAGCCGACGATATTATTAACCTAATCGTCAATATAACTAAGACAAAACAAGATTATCATATAGCATTCGAAGGTACGTCATACGGTTCTAAGATGGGAACTAATAATATGATTGACATGGCAGCAGGAGCTGCGATCCTTAAAGAACAAATGATAAATCAACTCGAGGTCAAAAATTTACTGACCGTTGCACCTACTACAATTAAGAAACATGCTGGTAAAGGGAATATGAATAAGTTAGCTCTTTGGGTTGCCTTCTTAAATAATATAGTAGATAGTCCAGAGTTAGCTAAGACTTCTTTATTTAAGTATTGTGTAAATGATATAGGTGATGAGGTTAAGAAAGTCCCGAAACCATTTGATGATCTAGTCGATGCTTGGTTCCTTAATCATTATTTGCTTCAGCAACTTGGGGAAAATTTGCCAGACTAACTAAATCTGCTTCAAACCGCGGGACTCCAAAACTGTCCTAATCTCTGCCTTCAGCCTAGTCTCTGCCCTCAGCCCTGGAATGGTACTTATCTTCCTTTGGCGTTAAAGACATAACTTATATGCGACTACCCAGAAAAGGTTTCAAAAAGGTTCAACAAATCTCAAACTATTTTCTAACCAGTAGTATACCAAGCAATTCTCATAGGGATTACCGTATTAGAATTACATGTATCACAGCACTTACCATGATCTTTTACTGGCCATGGATTATTACCATGTGAATTTAGAATAAGCGTGTCACAAATACAGCACTTAAAAGTTTCTTTCTTCATCTTAACAGTATGCTTTAATTTCATCCATTTGTTTCTTGATTTCTACACAAGCCAAAGAATATCTATCTACTTCAGGGTATTTAAAACCTAACCAAAGCATATCAATATTAACTGGTCCTGCGCCTCCGATGATGTCATCAATCCATGTACAGAACGAATGGAGCGAGGCAGCCTCATCGATGTATAAACTTTCCTCTATATAATAATAACCCTCTAGAAAGCTTCCAGTGGTCTTAGCCCCCATTAAAAGAAGGTCTTTGTTTCTTGACGACAATTTAGTATGTTTCTTCATAGCGTCTAATTTTAATTGATGTTCGTAGTGTGGATTACTCATGTTTATTAGTTTTTAATTACAGTACTAATATACGAAATTTAATTGACATAAAAAAATATTTCGGCACTTATTTTGAAACAAAGTTATTAACATATTATCTAGAAACAAAATGGAATTCAGATATATAATAAGTATAATAAACAAAACATTGAATGGTATGTTAATTTCAGCAGATTACCTTCGTCTACAAGGAATCCTACAAAAAATGGTAGAGTTTAACCAGATTACGGCTCAAGACCGTGAGGCGTTACTCAACAAGTCAGGACTGATTAAGTTAGAGGATAATAGATGGAAGGAACCGGATGGAGCTATATTAACATTCAATACTAGTTGTGATGCTGTGTGAAGTATTTAAAATAACTAATATGTCTAAAGACGAAGTATTAGAAATTCAATATACTGCATGTAGTGATGGTTTATCAGATGGGCATGAACTTCCAGCTGGTGGATCCGCTTTAATTTGTTCGTATTGTCACCCTTATACAACTAAGGGAATTGGCAAAATTGAAATCAAATACGATCACGCGTTGATTGGAATTGGAGCACCGAACAAATAATTAGAACTAGTTTGAAACTATTGGTTATTGTACAACTATAAGGAACTGAAAGACAATTAAAGTATTTCATTATTAAACAATTTTAAACAACTAAAAGAAAATTATGAGCGATTCATTTGACATTTTTAATTTAGGCGTGGAAGATGTGGAAACACACCAGCCTGAAAGAACAACCGTAAACGAGATTTACAAACCTACAGCCGACGACGGTAAAGACGGCACTTACAAAGCATTAATTCGTTTTGTACCAAACCCAGAGAACCCAAGAAAATCTCTGATCCAAAAGTACGTACACTGGTTAACTAACTCTAATGGAGATGGTAAATTAGTAGACTCTCCACAAACAATTGGTGAACACTGTCCAATTGCAGATGTATTCTGGAAATTAAGAAAATCAGATTCTGCAGTAGACCGTAAGTCATCAGAGAAATTAAAGAGACGTCAGCAGTACTATTCTCTAATTAAGATCGTTAAGGACCCACAAAACCCAGAAATGGAAGGTACTTACAAAGTATTCAAATTTGGATATAAGATTAAAGAGAAGATTGATTCTGAATTGAAGCCAGACTTTGGTGAGCCAACACAAGTATATGACCTATTCGAAGGTAAGAACTTTGAATTAGTTATTACAAGACAGGGTGAATACAACAATTACGATAAGTCTAAATTCTCTTCAAGTAAATCTGCAATCTTAATGGGAGAAACTCCAGCAGAAAGATCTAAAGAAGCTATGGCAAGTATTAAAGAGGAATTGGAAGCAGCTCCATCACTTGCAGGCTATGACTATAAAGCATGGGACGAAGATACTCGTTCTTTTGTAAACAACGTTCTTAGAATGTATTTAAATCCAGGAGAATCTATTGCGGAAGTTACATCAACTCCAGCATCAAAGGCAACTCCAAAGGCAGAACCAGTAGCAGCAGCTCCAGTAGCAGCCGCAGCAGCAACTGCATCAGAACCAGCGAAAGCTAATACGGATGATGATTTAGATTCTTTCTTGAATGACCTCAACCTCTAATAACATACAATTAACTGAGGAGCTTAAGAGCAGAATAAAGAAAGCACTGAAACAAGTCTGTGTAGAACAACATTCTACTCCTAACAAGCAACTACTTAAAGACATGCCAGGTCGAATAACCCTGGCATGTCCTTATTGTGGAGATTCACATACAGATGACACTAAAAAACGTGGCAACATGTATTGGGACACTCTTCAGTATCATTGTTACAATTGTTCACACCACACAAATCTTTATGGTATATTAAAAGACCATGAGATTCGTATGCCAAACTCTGGCGACTCATTTACTATTATAGACTATATAAAAGCTAATAAGTCACAGGTAAGCCAAGAACAAGTATTACAGAATTCATCTCTTGCTAGCGTCCAAGAGTTGGCATTAACAGTATCTGAATTTAAACAGATATTTGGCGCTAAAGAAATAACACCAGGTGATTGGATATGGTTCCAACTTAAAGATAGGTTATTACACAATAAAGCGGATGAATTTCTTTTCTCCCAAAAAGGTAATCGACTTTGGATTTTAAATATGGGAATTGAAGGTAAAATTATCGGCGCACAATCAAGACGCATGAAAGGCTATGGGTCCAGGTATCTTACCTATGATTTACCTAAGCTCTATGAAGAATGGGGAAAGCCGCTTGAATTAGAACCGGAAACATTAACAAAACTTGCAAAGGCCTCAACACTATTTGGTATTATGCAGGTTAATTTCCAACAGCCAGTCACTCTATTCGAGGGACCGATCGATGCAAAATTTATGCATAACTCTTTAGCACTAGCAACTGCCGGTAGATCTACAGAGGAATTTGATGAAATGGCAACTGTACGTTATATGTTTGATAACGATGCAACTGGTAAAAAGAAAATGGCAGAGAAATTAAAGAAGGGTAGACCGGTATTTATGTGGTCTAAATTTCTAACAGATTTTAAGCTAGATACATATAATATAAAAGATCTCAACGATTTGGTTAGAGTATGTTTCGAGCAAAAATCCAAAGCATGGAAAGAAATTGAAAACTATTTTACATCAAGCGAATTAGATCTATGGTATGTATAACTGATATGGTAGAAGATAATCTAGAAGACTTTCTGAAAGATTCAGAGAGATTTAAAGGCAATAAGTTAATTATTGATTTTGACGTAGAAGAGTTTAACGTACAGAGTAATAACTTTGTTGTGGAGAAGCCTAAATTTAAAAAAGCTCAAAAAGCTGCTAAATTTATTAAGCCAAATCCAAACAAAAAGTCTCTGTTCTAATATAACTAATATGAGCAAAGAAAAGATTCAAGCGTTAGATCAAAAGTTATCTGCACAAAGAAACCAATGGTCTGACACAATAAGAGGACTCGCAAGAGGACTTAAAAAAGTAGACGGTATGGAACAAGTGATAGCAGAAGTGTTATCATCAAGACAGACCTGTGTAGATCAGATTGCATACTTAAACGTAAAAATAAAAGAACAGAAGACAGGAATTAGTTTAAGATATAGGGAAGCCTATATTAGATACTATGAATATGACTATAAGTTAGGTGAAAAACAAAAAGAAAAGTTTTTAGAAGGAGACCTAGCGGATGACAATATGATACTATCTCATCTTGAAAACCAATTAGAATTCTTTGCAAGTTCAGTTAAGACTTTAGATAACATGGGCTTTGCAATTAGAAACAGACTGTCTTTGAACGGACTATAATAAATGGAACTAAGTTTAACAGAAAATAAACAGTTTCTACGTGTTGATGAAGCTAGCGATTTAGAGCTAGAACAATTAAATATTACATTTAATCGTAGAATTGATAATTGGCGATTTCACCCTTTAGTAAAGAAGGGTTTATGGGATGGCTATATCTCTTATATAAAAGATGATAAGTGGATTCCATCTGGACTTTGGAAAGAAGTGGTGGATATGGCTAAAACATATAAGTATGATTTAAAAATGAATGGTGTTACTTCACTATTCGATCCGAGTGTAAAGCAAGATGAATTTACACAATGGGCAAATGAATATTTTGAAGGCCATGAAATTACACCAAGAGACTATCAAATTGAAGCCGCATATAATATCTTAAAATTTAGAAGATGTTTAAGTGAGTTAGCAACTTCAGCTGGTAAAACTCTTATCTCGTATATGGCAGTTGCGTATATATTAGATAAAGGCAAAGCAGGTAGAATACTATTCATTGTACCAAATGTTTCGTTAGTTGTACAAGCCTCTGAGGACTTTATGGACTATAACTGGAGAAACGGAACTAATATCAAAATACAACAAATATATTCTGGACAAAAGATTAGAGCAGGTAGAAACGTAGTAATAGGTACGTATCAATCACTAGTTAAAAAGGATAAAGAATACTTTGAGCAGTTTGATGCAGTAATTATTGACGAGACACATAAGGCTAAATCAACTTCTATTAAAACTATCCTACAGAAATGTACAGCAGCCAACTATAGGTTTGGTCTTTCAGGTACAATTCCAAAGGCAAAGACTTTAGATCGACTAACCTTAATGG